CCGGCGCCACCCGTGAAGTTCGTATTAATTCTGATCTTTCCGCCCTTTCAATTCGTGCCACTGAATATCTTCAGCGTTGGAAAGAAGTAGTACAGTTCTCTAGTAAGGACTATTCAGACCAGATGGCCGCTCAATTTGGTATTAAGGCTCCTGAATACATGGGAAATCATGCTCATTATATTGGAGGTTGGTCCAATGTGATTAATATTAATGAGGTTTTGAATACCAATTTGACAGATGATAGATCTCAGGCTGTTATTGCTGGTAAAGGCGTAGGTTCTCAATCTGGTCATACTATTAATTACGATTGTGGTGCTGAACATCAGGTTATTATGTGTGTATACCATGCTGTTCCCTTGCTTGATTGGTCTCTTAAGGGACATAATCCTCAGTTGTTGTGTACGTCTATTTCTGATTTTCCCCAACCTGCATTTGATCAGTTGGGTATGCAACCTGTTCCTTCTTTAGCGCTTAATAACAGCCCGTCTTCTCCTGCTGGTAGTATTGGATATAATCTGCGCTATTGGCAGTGGAAATCTGCAGTTGATACGGTTCATGGTGGATTCCGTCCTGCTGCTGCTTATCACTCTTGGGTTGCTCCGCTTGAAGGTTCTCAGATACAGGTCTCCGGTCAGTCTTCATTGAGTTATCAATCATTTAAGATTCGGCCACAGCAATTGAACTCTATTTTTGAGCCCCAGATTACTACTAGTAAATATAGCGTGGCTTATGATCAGTTATTGTGTAATGTTAATTTCAAGGTTTACGCTGTCCAGAATTTGGATAGAAATGGTTTACCTTATTAATTGTATTGTTATGAGAAAATTTGCTTATATTAATCCTGAGTTTGAACAGGATACTGTGATTCCCGAATTGAAAGGGCGGAAAGATCAGAATTAATACGAACTTCACGGGTGGCGCCGGTAGAATTCGCAGCGTAAGTACCAATAGAGGTTGCACCCGCCGGATTCATAAGAGAAGAACCACGAACAGAAGAACCAACAGCAGGATCAAGAGAAGGCAACGTAGCTACCGAGCCATATTGAGAAGCAGGAAGAACACCGAGGAAATAGTCTTTAGGATAATTCGCATAGCGAAGTTTAATCATATCAGCAGAAATTTCAACAGAACTCTTACCGTCCCAATAGTCAACATTATAAGAATAAGCCAAATGCTTCTCCCACTGAGAATTAGAGAAGAAATCGAAGTAAATCTTCTGATAAGCAAAAATAGGAAGGAGATTCAAATTAACACTAGTACCATAAATAAGAGGATTCTGACTATCAGATATTGAAGTTGTGTCAAGACCAAGATATTGCATAGTAATATTTTTTTTACTAGAGTTGCCAGTACCAATAAATGAACCATAACCAAGCATATCCAATAACTTACAAGAGCCATAAGCGAAACCGAAGCCAGCATCATCAACAGTAAGGGCAGTTACACGAGCCGCAATCTCAGCAGAGATATTACCAACAGGAGCATAAGGGACACTAGACAGCTGTTCCGTATTAGCAGAATTAGAAGCAGCAGAAGTCATATAATCCGACATCTGGGTAAACGCCTGTGGAAGCGCACGAGAAATTAGACGCAACGGAACAGCATAAAAATCATAATACTCTTTAATACGAGTATAAGCAGCTGTGTTTACCGGAACAGTACGGGTAAACCAATCAGATGAAATACGATACTTATTACCTGGAATAGCAATCTGCCAGTAACAGGGTAAAATTTCGCCAATCTTAGCAGTAAACAACTTTTTCGAACTCAAATCAAAAGAAGACCGATGGGTAGGAATTTTTGCTCGGTCTAACGGAGAAAAATCACTCATAATTAATTAATATTAAAGTTAAACCATACAGTTAAATATATTATTAGCATCATTAAGTTTTTTATGCTTAATCATATCACGACAGAATGTTGAACTACGGTGCCGGAGTTGCTCAAGGAGTTGAACTGTTTCACGTGAAACAGACTGCAAGACATCTGATTCCTGCCCGTTCGCAGGCAGAACAAACATACAATCCGAGAGTTCAGGGTATTGGGAACGAAGGGCATATACATCTCGCAAATTTTTATAATTCGCTTTCTTTTCATAATCTATGCCTGTTTTAATGATAAAATTAATACGACCGGAATAAGCACTAATATCAGAGCCGAAGAGAGGAAGATGCCAGTTACGGAAGAACTTAAAGACATATAAGAACAACCTATATAACTTATTAATATAAGACTCAACATTGACATCACTAGAGCAGTTAACGAACCTAGTAAGACACCGAGAAGCATGTAATATAATTTTGTCATCATCAGTAAGAATAGAATTAACCTTAAGATACTTATAATAAGTACGAACAAGGTCTAAAATTGAATCCTGTTTGTAATCAACGAACCCGAATCTCGCAATTCTCTTTGGCGTTCGATGAACAGCGAGAAGAATTCGAGTAATCGCAATACCATCATCATTGCAAGCAGACGAGAATCGGGGGAGTAAGGAACGGATATACGACATGGGTGGAGTTGACCGAACACAGACACCATTGAAGTTATAGATTCTTCCGTTAACGACAGAATCGATTTTTTGCTCAATTTGCGCATAAGGGTCTCCACTTTCCACGTAGTCGCAGCCCTTTTCAAAAAATCCAACAGACGCTCGCGATCTGGGTCTAAACGCGCGGCATGAGCGATATAACAGGGGAGAAGTACACAGGCTGTTAACGTAACTCGCAACGTACGAGCCAGCTCCGCCAGCGGCACGTTGGAAATCTGAACGACCGAGTTTCCAACTCTTATCGTGACAGTATCGTAGAACCTTCGAGACTTTGTCCGAGTTTGTGAATAATAAGAGATGATAATGCGGACGGAAATGCACGGGTCCGTACTCACCCACAGCGTAGAAATGTAACGTTTCATAAGAACCTAATGTTTGAAATAAATGTTTACGCAAGCGTTTAATATAATTCTGAACATCAACATAGTTTAGGAAGGGAATAAGATTATCACGACCATATTGTGAAGAAGCGGGATAGTCCGTTTTGTCAACGGCCTGCGTCTTAGTGATAAAACTACGAATAGCATCCATACTAAGAAACCAATTATCCTTAACAGGTGAATATTCCTTAAGTTCACGGTCAAACGGCACAGTACCTTGAACCTGCGTGAAAAAAATATGGCGCAACATGGAGTTATCATCACATTGATATTCAGAGACAGGGATATATTGATGATGTTCATTACCAAAATGTATATCTCCTGAAATGCCTAAGGCATCCTCATAATCGCTATGGAGAACACTGCAATTCATAAGAGGAATATGTTCATTGTCATAAGTAAGAGTTACAAAATAAGAATACTTGAAAGCACTGCCAGCGGTCTTCACACGCATAGACGCTTTTTTAGCTTTCTTATGGATACAATAATCACATTGACCGCAATCTACGGCAATACGTGCACCGGTGTATTTATTCGTGATAAAGGAACGATGCTGACAATGATCAACAGCCTTAAACAAATCAGGAGAAAATTTCATAATTACTTGCGTTTATCAATCACTTGGTGACGATTACGAATACCAAATGAAATATGAATAAATGTAGGATACAATATTAACTGATCAAACACATGAGTATAATCCGAAAATTTATGAATATACATGAGCAATTGATCATAAGTAGTAGAACCATAAGGCTTCACATCAATAGCATCTCCGGACAAATGCTGAGAGGTAGGAGCACCACCGCAAGCCTTATTTTGTCCAGGAGTACGACGAGCACTAGTTATCGTAAAATGAACATTAGAATATAACAAGGACTCAAGAAAATGCATAAGAGTATAATTCATAACCCAATAGCATTAAGAATATAACCAAGAGCGGCAGAAACGGCTCCAATTATAATTTTCCAAATATTATTACTTTTCATCACTTTGAGTTTTAAGGTTAATAAAATCATTTTCTTCTTTAATCGAATCCACAATAACAATAAGACCCAACGGAGAAATTCGCTCAGAATAATTTCCAAGACCATCGAGAGAATTGACAACATAAGGCGAAATAACATCACGGCCAGTGTTTTTGTCTTTAACTGAGATAATAAATTTCAACATAATTGTAATAATTTTTAAAGTGTTAATAATGATTGTAACTTCTACTGGGACAAAGGTATGGTTTTTTTTTGTATTTCCAAATGTTTTTTTCAGAAATTGTGGGGATAGGACCATTTGTAGTGGAGTGTGAGTTGTGCGTTTATGGACAAGGGGATGGAGAATTCGAGGGGATAACTCGAATTTCCTTCGGACACAACTAGGGGCTTCGCATAATTAACAAGTGGATGTATACAGGGGTGTATAGGCACGGCAAGGCAGAAAGCTGTCTTGCCTTTGCGCACTCCGTGCTAAAATACCGGAGCGGAACGCTCCTATAAGGAAGTCGCTCCGCTCCGTTTTTCGATCAGGCCCTACGCGGGCGGCGGGTGTATATCGCTCAAACGCCGCGATGGGCTTTTAGTCCTGAAGAATGTCAGGAACCTTTGGATACAATGTATAAGTATGCTCATAACTTTACAAGAAAGAGAATAGATTTACTTGCGATTAATAGCCAATACCATTCGAAGAAGAAGGCTCACCACGTGAGGAAATTCTAAAGATAGGTTTTAGCATAGACTGAAATATCTTAGATCCATAATCCACTGCATTACGTAGACCATACGAATCAAAATCTTTCTTAGCGTTTCCGGCAGACCATTTATAATAGTCACGGATAGCCTTATCCTTAGAATACTGAACAGTCTTACGATGGTTCACATTCTTATAATCCCACAAAGAATCATAATACTGTGTATAATAAGCCATATTCGTAGCGCTCACAAGAGCATCAGCAGTACCAGAGGCTACTTTATTAGAAATACGCTGACCTCGTGCCTGAGCAGCCACCAAAAGAGCACGCATAAGTTCAGTTTGAACCTGTTTTTCTGTTAAAGCACCTTGCTGGACAAGATTGTACAAATACTGAGATTTAGTAAGCAAATCCGCCTGTTGTTGAGAATCCATATATTTATTAAGGACAGATTGAGCATCAGCCTGCAAATAAATATGAGACGTCTGAGCCGCAGACAACTTACCGGCAGTAACAGCATTCTCAAGTTCCTGACGCTCTCTAGACTGATCCAACTCAGCAGAAATACGACCAGTATTAGAATCCCAATAACCGGACTCACCAACACCAATATTTTTATAATTAGTATCTCCTATAATCTTTTTCGCCAAAAGAGGAGTAAGAGTATCAACCTGTTTAGACTCGGAAATAGCCTTACGGGCCTGTGCAAATGTCGCCAATGCAGAGTCAATACCAGACAGATCTACATGTACACCTTGCATAGCAGGAGTAGAAGGAATTGAAGCCTGAGGGGAAGAGCTAGGAGAAGCAGAAGTACCTGCACCGGTCTGACTGACAAATGGATTCAAACCTCGAGCAATCTGAGCAGCAGGAGAATTATATTGATTCTGATAATCAACCATATATTTCTGCCATTGCCGAGACAGCTGTGCCTCATTCTGCGAGGCCAAGCGATTCTGTGTAGCAATTAATTCATTTGTCGCATTCGCATTAGATTGCGACATAGAATTAATCAGACTACCAAACAATGAACCTATCATTGAGCGCTAGAGGCAGATGCGGAATCCGAAGACGGCACTACCTCATTCTCTGCCAACATAGACTCAGCAAAAGCAGATAATTCACTCTTTTCGCTAGCTAATTGCTGAAGGACAGCTTGCCTCTCTGACATAGTCTGACAATGACGAGAAATAACACAATTAAATCGTTCCTCATCAGTCATACCGTCCATAACAGTAGACTGAGTAGGATGCATCTGGGCAAGAATATTCTGAACATTCATATCACCAAGAAGACGACGATATTTCTCTTGATTAAGAAGAATAGAAGTCATATCCATATACATAAACGAGCCATCAGACAATTCTTCCAACATGACCGAATCATATACACTAGGTTCATAACAAGGATTTCCTTCAATCAATTCGGGAATCACAGTATCCTGTTCAAACTCAGGATTAATATAAGCAAATTTTCTCATAACAATACAATTAATAAGGTAAACCATTTCTATCCAAATTCTGGACAGCGTAAACCTTGAAATTAACATTACACAATAACTGATCATAAGCCACGCTATATTTACTAGTAGTAATCTGGGGCTCAAAAATAGAGTTCAATTGCTGTGGCCGAATCTTAAATGATTGATAACTCAATGAAGACTGACCGGAGACCTGTATCTGAGAACCTTCAAGCGGAGCAACCCAAGAGTGATAAGCAGCAGCAGGACGGAATCCACCATGAACCGTATCAACTGCAGATTTCCACTGCCAATAGCGCAGATTATATCCAATACTACCAGCAGGAGAAGACGGGCTGTTATTAAGCGCTAAAGAAGGAACAGGTTGCATACCCAACTGATCAAATGCAGGTTGGGGAAAATCAGAAATAGACGTACACAACAACTGAGGATTATGTCCCTTAAGAGACCAATCAAGCAAGGGAACAGCATGGTATACACACATAATAACCTGATGTTCAGCACCACAATCGTAATTAATAGTATGACCAGATTGAGAACCTACGCCTTTACCAGCAATAACAGCCTGAGATCTATCATCTGTCAAATTGGTATTCAAAACCTCATTAATATTAATCACATTGGACCAACCTCCAATATAATGAGCATGATTTCCCATGTATTCAGGAGCCTTAATACCAAATTGAGCGGCCATCTGGTCTGAATAGTCCTTACTAGAGAACTGTACTACTTCTTTCCAACGCTGAAGATATTCAGTGGCACGAATTGAAAGGGCGGAAAGATCAGAATTAATACGAACTTCACGGGTGGCGCCGG